TTGCCATTTGATCTTGCATAGGCATATCTGAAGGCATAGGCTCTCCACCTATTCTACCGTTAGCTTCCATTGTACCTAAACCTTGCATAGCTTGTGTACGTAAATCTTCAAAGAACTTAACACCAAAAAATCTAACTACGTTAGCTGGAACTACATACTCACCATCACTAAGTTTAGCGTCTACGTCATCACGTACTTCATTAGCCATACTTCCGGCTGGTATTGTATTGCCGCTTACAGGGTCTCTAGACATACCGTCATCGTCTAATCCACCCCTAGCAAGCATGTTCATTTGTTGTTCTATAGCCATCAGTATAATCCTTTTGTGTCACTATTAAATTCATCTCTCATATACTTTAAACGTCTGAGTGCAGCTATCTCGCCTTGCGCTCTGTATATTTTTTCTACGTCTACTTCTTGTTCTAATCTTTTATGTACTAAAGTAATAGTCTCATCTAAGTACTCTAAGAAAGAATCCCATACAGGTTTAGTGTTTACTATCTGTTTTAGTTCTTTCATGTGTTATTGCACATTACCTGTAAAGCCTTGTTCACCCGGTGTAGGAACTGTTCCTGTGCCTATAGTAGCTCCACCAGAGCCTTGTGTGTCTTGTACTTGAACTCCAGCAGGGGGTTTACTTGGACCGCCTGTAGGGGCTGCTACAGGAGGTGCGCCCTGTGGAGGTGCAGGAGGTGCTACAGCTTCAGGGTTTTCTTCTTTAAACTTTTTAAACATCTCTGCTTGAATAGCTGCATCACCCATAGAGTTAGTAACTTTGTCTGGATCTAAATCCATGCTCTTAGCTATCTCTCTAATAATAAAGTCCATCTTAGCAAATGGTGCAAGCACAGGGTTTTGCACTACACCTAAGAATTGCATTAATCGTTGGCTACGTACTTCATTAGCCATTAGACTTTCTGTACCGTTAGCTCGTATTTCTAAATCACCTTTAATTTCAGTATCGTAGTCAAACTGCATATTAAAACTAAAGAAAGCTTTACCTAATGGTCCTAATAAATAGTCGTCAACATTTTTAACTACTGTTCGTATGCTACCATTTGCCGCACCCATAAGCATAGATATACCTGATGCAGTACGTCCTACACCTGACACACCCGTTTGCCCGTGAGCAAAGCTAGGAAAGCCTGTGCTTTCATCAGCTAGTACTCTAGCCTTATCAAATAGCTGCATGTTTTCTTGAGCTACGTTAGGAAACTTAGTACCAAAGATACCTTGTCCCGGTGCGCCACCTTGTCTGCGGAATACTTTACCGGGGTAAACACTCATGTCTTGACCGGGGACTAAGTTAGTCTCGTCAACTTCTATAAGTAAGTTACCACTAAGTACAGCATTGTCTACAGCCATACGCATAAAGCCATTCATTAGTGTCTGGGTATCATCCATGTTTTCAGCAATACCTACACCAAAGAAGCTGTATGGGTTTATCTCATAAGGCACAGCGTAGTAAGGTATTACTGCAGGTTTAAATGGATTCATAACTAAACGTAATACTTGCCCATTACATACCCAGATGTTTACACTTACTTCATCGTGATCTTTTAATTCTTTAGGTATCTCAATGTCGTGATCTTTTAAAACTTCTACATCAACAAAGCCCCAAAACTCTTTAACGTCATAACGCTCTGCAGAACTTTGTTGTGCGTCATCTTCCATTTCTTGTTCCCACCATTTCTTTTCGTAGGATTCGCCTAATTCTACAGCGTTATTAATAGCGGTAGGCCGAAAGAAAGGTCGTTTCTTTAATGCTCTCATTTGTGAGCGAGACATCTTGTGTCTTTCTAAACAGTACTCTGCTTCATCCATGTTAGCTGCATCAGGGTCAGGATAAAAGTTCCACACAGAAACGTAGTTAGTAGAAGGTACAGTCTTAACAACAGGATCATAATTACCTTCATCATCCCAGTTAGGGTATTCTTTATTTACAGCTAGTGGGCCTTTCATAATACCTGTACCAAACAAAGCTAACTCAAATGCAGCTAAACGTAATTGTTTATTAGCGTTTGATTCTTCTAGTTGGTCATGTATTTTCTTTTGCATTTTTTTAGCTGCAATCATTGCAGGATGAAATGAAACAGATGAAGGAGTAACAGGGCTACTTTCAACTAAAAAATCTCCTACAGGAGTTAATTTCTTTTCTAGTGGACCTAATCTATCTTTTAATTGACTAAGTGTATCTCCCGGTTGTAATACTGTATCAGGAGTTATTAATGGTTCAGGTTTAGAAAATGCTTCTCTAGATTGCTCAGTTATTTTTTGACCCATAGGATCTGTTTCAAACGATACAGTATCAGCTACACCTTCAGGAAGTTTTGTAGGATTAACAGTTAAAGGAAAAGTATTGTTACCAAATAATACTTCAACAATTTGACCATATGCTGCAAGAGTTTTAGTCTTAGTAACTTTAACAAACACTCTAGATCGTTCAGCTTCAGTAAATTTTACATCTGCAGAGTACAAACCTCTGTAATTTCTGTATGCATTCATCCATCTTTGTTCATCTACAAACCTAGCGTCTTCAGCTTTGCTAAATCGTTCTTCTACTAATTGAACTATACTACCTGATTTAGGATCATCAGAATTTTCTGTATCTTTAATATCCTCTAAAGAAGAAGATGCATCAGTTTCCATAAAGTTATTTTCATCTGCCATAAGTACTAGTATCCAAATGTAGGATCAGAAGCTTGAAATCCTGATCGGTGTGTTGCTGGGTTAAAGTCCCAAATTGAACTGCGAGGTCTTGTCATTATACCATATCGTAAAGCGTCATACAAGTGATCTTCTGATTTAGTATCTACATCCTCTGGGTTATTTTTATCTAAGGGTATTGCAGGTAATTGTGATATTGTATTAGTACAGGTAGACATGAATACAAGGCGAGGTTCGTCTGTAAACTCATCTACCTGCAGGCGTCTATGTAGCTCGTTCTTACCTGCCACTCGTGAGCCTTTAGAGCGATCCGAAGGTCGCCATCGGCAACCCTTCATATTCATCTGCTCTGCTAGGCTTGGACCTGTATCACCTCTCTTATGCCAAAGGGAGCTATCTAAGACACCGTACCGAATTGTTCCGTCTTGATGTTCAGCATCTAGTATCATATCTGCTAAATCTGTAGCTGTAACTTTAGAACAATATAATTCTCTGTATACAATTAGTTGGTCAGTAGGAGCTACTGCAAGCCAGAGTACACCTGTATGACTTCCGTAGCCGTAGTCGCAAGCTCTAAATCTAGCCCAACTTTGAGGTATCTTAAAAGGATCAATTACGTGTATTTTTCTATTAAACTCAGGAAACGCTGCTCCTTCGTTAACATCCCAGTTACCATCTAGTAATTGTTTCCTTTGATGTTCAGGTAACGACAAAAGCATTGCTTCATAGTCGCCACCTTCAGAGAGATAAGGATTGTCAAATAAACTTGCAGGTATAAACCTACGTTTAAACAAAGGTTCACCTTCTCTAGTGTGACCTTTAGGAAATGTAATAGTGTCGCCTGTTTCAATATTAGTAGCCCAGAATGGTTCCCTTGAAGGAGAAGGATCAATAAACATTTTCTTAACCCATTGATGCCCTGCACCTCCGGGGTTTGTAGTAGCTCTCATGTACAAGCCTAAGTCTTTAGCGTAAGCACTACGTAAACGAGATCTCATGTAGTCCCATGCGTAAGGAGAACTCCACTGTGTTAACTCGTCAAAACCTATCCAGTTAAACGCCTGTCCTTGGTAGCGTGTAACATCCATATCTTTGTCGAGGTACGACATCCAAAGTCTGCCACCTCTAGGTGAGATCCATTGGCTTTTTCTTTCTGACCATTTAATACCCGGTATAGCACGAGGATATAACTCTTGGCTTTTCTGTATTAGCTCTCGTAATTCTTCAGTAGTGTGTCGTACTAGTAGTCCACTAAAGTTAGCGTTGTTTAATCCGTGTAGTGGATCAGCTAACATAGCGTAAGATTTGCCACCACCAGCTGCCCCACCGTAAAGTACTTCTCTTTCAGATGAAGATAAGAAGTCTGTCTGTGGTCCGTCATTAGCTTTAAAGACTACATCCTGAGCTTCTTGTACATCGTATTCTGGTGCTACAGGTTTAGCAGGTATAGCTTTAGTTTTTTTAATTGGCGTAGGTTCCGACTTTTTGCGTTTCGAGGTTCTCGATTTCTTGGAGCGTTTGGGCAAGTCGTTGGGCAAGCCTACGTTTAATAGTAATTGTTTTTTTACGTTTTCGCTCAATGTCTATTCTCTTTTTTAATCCGTTATGAGATATACTTCTACTTGTCTGTCTAGTTAACCACTGAGCTACTTCTCTGTAACTGTATTGTAATAGATGTCTTTTAGCTACTTCAAGTGCTTCTAACTCATCAGGTATAGGTTCTAACAACCTGCTATTATCTTTATTAACTTTGTATCCGAATGGTACAGTAGTAAGAGATACTCTGGCAATAGTATGCCATTCTTTTTCTTTTCCTCTTTTAGGTTTAGGTAATTCCCAATACCCTAAGTCTTCACGTTTTATTCGTTCTTACCTTCTTTAGCTGGTAAAATAAATACACCACCACTAGATGAAGTAACATCTACACGATCTACTTTACCAAAGCCACCCCTATCTAATATATCTCTAGCTGCTGACATCTTATCTCTAATGCCTAACTCAGTAGGATCATCTAACGCTTTAGCCATAGCTACAGCAGCTTTAGGTCCAATCTGAACAAGAAAATTAGTTGTGGCTTCTATTACTTCATGTTTTAAAGAATCAGATACAGACTTAGTAGGTGTGTTTTCACTATAGCCTGCAAGTCTTTTTGCAACAGCGTGATTACCACCTGCTTCTTCAAACAATACTTCTAAAAACTTTTCTTGATTAGCTGTTAATTGTCTAGTCATTATTTCTTTTTCTTTCTGCTAGGTATCTTAGCACTTCCAACTTTTGCTTTTGCTGTCTTTGTAAGATCTTTAAAGTGAACTACGGGTTTAGAACTTTTAGTGTGAGTTTTACCTGTATGTAAAGAACCGTCTGACATCTTGTGAGTAGTACCATTATACTCTGTTCCATTTTTTAAATAATGTTGTACGCCTTTTGCCATGTTATTGTCCTTTTCCTGCAAATGCTGATCCTGTTAGTATA